GCTGTACTTGCTCCTGCTACTACTAAATGTTTATCATGAATTACACAAAATTTAGGATAAACACTTCCGTCAACTGTTATTTCTTTAGCATAATAAGTTCTGCTACTTAATGCAGAACCTGTACCTGTCATTTTAAAGTAAAAAGGTTTTACACCTGATCCTTTGTCTGTTACTATTAACTCTCCGTAATCAGTATCACCTTCGTATACTGCAAAAGAGGCTTGGTCTTGTGAGGTTCTTGCTGCAGCACTACGACCTGTAAAAGTACTATAATTATCTCCGCTACCCGATACACTTGCTTTATTTAACTGTAACCAACTATCTCCGTCTTGACTAAAGTATATATTTGTTCCTGAACAAGTAACTAAACCATCTGCATAGACTTGTAATCCTTTAATTGCATTACCACTATTAGGTCTTGTGCCATCTCCAAACTGACTGTAACCATTTATTCTTCTATACCCGCCTTCTGTAGAAACTTCAAAGTTTTTTAATCTTGTAGCTTCTCCTGGAGATCTTAGTAATTCAAACTGGCTTGCTATTTTATTTAAGCCACCTTGACAAGCTAGAGCAAAAGGCTGTGATGTTTGCATTATATTTGATCCGTAGACATAAATTTAGGAGTAGGATTCATAAGATTAGATCTCATTCTTTTCAAGCCTTGTTTATAATCTTCAAGCGCAAAAACAGAAGCTTGATTATTATCTTTAAACTGATGCATATAATATCTAGCTCTTGCTATTAATACAGGTGAGTAAACATCAGGAAATACTATTGCATCTCCATATGCATCTAATGCGGTAGGTAAATCCCAAGCATAAAACCACACTCTATAAACTTTGTCAGGTATTGGACTTATTCCAAATTTTCTAGCATCAGGACTTCTAATAACAACTTTAGGCTCTCCCCAGTTTTGAGTATCAGCATCATCTATATTTTCACTTGCTCGTCTATGATCTTTCCATTCTTCTAATGTTGTAAAAGCTAAGTTTCTACTTACATAAGGAGTTGTTGCTCCACTTACACCTATTGTTGTTAAGTAAAAATCATCCCAATCTACTGAACCATAATCAGTTGTTATTGAACTAGAGGCTGCTTTTAATTCATACCATCTTGTTCCTGCTACAGTTTCAACATACACATTACCATAGAAAGGATCTGTAGCACCACTTTCACCTGTAGCTAAAAAAGACCATTGAGGTTCTGCAGTAACTATATCGTTGTATGCTCTATTTATACAGTCTTTTACATGAGCTTGTATTCCTAATGCACTACCAAAGTTAGCAGATGTCAAAATAACTTCGTTTGACTCTCTTAGTAATTCATTAGTTAATTGTAAATATGTTGTTGCCATTATTTATTTTTTTTACCGAAGATAACTTCCCAATTATCTTTATATCTTTGTCTTTCTTCAGCAGTTCTTTTACCTCCTGCTTGAACTAATTTTCTGTTTCCCTTTTTTGGATTTTTCATAATCAAAGGACTTCGTTCACTTCCTAATTGTGGCATATCTTCTTTTCCTATTATCTAAGTATGGGGAAGATGAACATAAAATTCTCTTCCCACATACCATTTTTTTGCTTCTTTTATTTAATTAACTATTAGTCAATTACATAGAAAGCTGATATTAAAGCCTCATCTCTTAGTACGTTAGCACCATAGACATGAAGACCTCTTACTATATCACCAAATGAATCAGGATCACGAAGGACCTCTGTTGATGTTATAGCTTGAGCAGTAGCCGTAGAACTCATATGTCCTGCTAAAACTTTGCCAGTAGCATTAGTTGTGCTAGCAATGTTATTAGACTTGTACATATCAAAACCACGAAGCTTTCCGCTTGACACCAAACCATTTCTTAAAGAACCTTGACCTGCGTTGTAATCTACTGAAAGTAGTTTAGAACTAGATCCTGACAACTCTTCGTAAAACGAAGGAGGAGCTACAAACCAACGACCTTCCTCAGGGATGTCTTGATCATCTAGCAATCTTGCCATTCTAGCCATAAGGTCTAAAGCGTCTACACCTGTTCCGTCTGAACCAAGCAAATCAACAGAGTTGGTTGCATGAGTCATAGTTGAGTCAGCAGTTGCGCTGTCAGAACCAATAACATGGTCAGGAGAAGATGTAGAAGCGCCTGCAAACATTTCTGCAAGTACACCCGCATCAAATGCATCTTTCAATGCATAAGCAGCAGATGAACTAGCTACTTCTTTAAAGTTCACATGAGACATTGAAGTTTCAATATCGTCAACGATGAATTTAAATGCGTTAGCTACATCAACAGTAAGAGTAAGCTCTTGGTCTGTTAGTGCAGTTTTAGTTACATTAGCACCTCTTTCATACTGATAAACAGTAATCGTGGGTTCTTTAATAATACGGACAGTATCTCCGAAGGAGGCAATCTCACCAGTATAATCGGTGTTTGTAATTGCTTCAACGACAGAGGCTTTTCTAAAAAAGTTAAGTACCTTTTTGGAATAAACCTTAGGCATGAAGAAACTACTAGTTTGCCCACTTACGGAGTTACCAAAGTTGCCATTAGTATCAGTACTTTGCTCGAATAAAGCGTCAGATTGATTATAAGCCATTTTAGTTTCCTTGTATTAAAGGGTTAATATTATCCTCTTACTCTACCTTCAAGAACTGCTTGATCAATATCTTTTTCATATTTGTCAAACTGATCCATAGATAGATTAGAGATTTCTTCTTGAGTCCATATTTTAGGTTCTCCTGATGCATCTACTGTTGTAGTCTTTGTAGACACCATATCAGCAGCCGTAGAGTTGGACTTCGTAGACCTCTTCTGAGCCTGTTTATTCTGCGAAATTCCCATATCTTGTTTGAATAGGTCGATTGCTCGTGTTGCTAAACTAACATTATTTGGGTTATTATAAACCCATGCTTGAATATCCGTAGGTTGTTCTTTTGCCCATTGGTGAAATTCATCACTTTCTCGAATGTTAGCAAAATCAGGATGCTTATTCAGCAATTCATTTTCTGCTTCTCTTCTCAGGGTAGCTGTTTCTCTTTCTTGTAAAACATTCAACTGAGTTTTTAACTCTTCAGTCTTAGCTTCACTTTGTAAGTGTGAAACAGTTTCAACTACATCATAAACATCAGGGTACTGTGCTTTAAATCTTTCAAGTTCTTCAACAGTTTTAGGAGCTATATACTCAGGTCTTGAAGCCGTAGCTTCTTGAATGAGTTCTTGCTCTCTGCCTCTAAACTCGTTAAGCTTAGTATCGTAATGCTTTTTCAAGTCATCGTACCTTTTTTTGTAATCAGCCTTCTTATAAGGTTTATCTGTGCTTACAGTTTGTTGTGTTTCTCCTTCTTCTGAAACTTGTGTCTCAGTAGGTTGTGGTTCAACAAATAAACTGGTAGCAGTTTTTCCTTCTTTAGGCATTACATTATCCGTTTGCCAAGATTTCTTTTGGTTGTACGGATTAGGTACTGGTTCGTTTTGTACTTCTACAGAAGTAACATTTTCATTGTCAGTCATTTTACTCTCCTTCCTTTGTGCTTGATTCTTCAAGGTGGCTTACTACAAGATAGCTAATCCAATAAGTGCTTGTCTTAAACAAGGTGGCATCAAAAGGTCTTTTCTTTTTTAAAAATGTAGAGGGCTGTTTGACTAAAACAGGTGGCTCTACGGGGTTATCAACTAGCGAACAAACTTAAACGAGGATCTAAGGCTCTCATAGTTTCCTTGTTTTTCAGGTTGATTGGATCATCCTGTAAAACTGTAGAAGAAACTACTTCTGCCGCTTCATCTCCTTTAATTGATCCGCCAATTGCATTCATCTGTCTTTCTTCTTCGTCAGCTTCAAGTTCGGCTACTTCCATTAAACCTTGAAGGTTATCAGGACCGATTTGATTTGCTGCTTTAGAGGTTACGACAAATTCTCCATCCGACAACCTTGCGGGTATCGAATCGGAAACTGAAGATCCTGGACCTTCGACTGGTCCTGAACCTGCAAATTCTGAAGCTGTTTCAATTACACTATCAAAAATCATACTCAGCCTATCGTCAGCGCTAAGTTTTTCTGCTAGGTAATCTTCATCTTCTTGACTAAGTGATTCGTTAATCACAAAATCTAAATATCCATCTTCCATTTCGTCATCAGGAAGCATTTCTTTTTCTTCTGACATCATTTCTTCTTCTGACATCATTGCTTCGTAATCTTCATGGTTTGCGCCTGCCATTTCTGTTCCATCAGGCATTGTATGCATAGGCTGTTCTTCCGCTTCCATTATAGCGCCCATTTGATCTTCTATTTCTCCGCCTTCAGCTTTTTTATTTCTTTTTTCTGCTTGTCTTCTTTGTAAATAAATAACTGTCTGGTGAGGATCAGGAACATAATCAAAAATAGTTCCTTTTAATAATCCTTCAGGTTGAGCATCTTTAAACTTTTCTAATTCAGATTTCTTAATTTTTTTACCTTCTACTACAATTCTAGGGATATCGTTTCTTTTCCCATCTTTAATATCTTTTAGTATTTGCATGGCTTCTTCTTGAGTGAGTTTTGGAGGAGTTCCTTCTGCGTAGTTTTCTCTTTCCATTATTGAGCCGCCTGAATTTTTCTTAACTTTTGGAGCGTATAAAAAGGAAGGATCATATCCATAATCTAAAGGTTTAATACCTGATTTTTTAGTTTGCTCATAAAGACTTGGTAAAAGTCCTTGTATTGCATTTTTAATTCCTGTTTTTGCCATTCCTATTTCCTTTTAATTTTTAAACATAAATTTATATTACTGTTCTTTTCTTTCGAGGGCTTCAGCCACCGATTCCTTTAACTGCGCCAAGCGTACCAGAGAACTCACTCTCCCCTGACTGCGGTACATTTCCTGTTCCGATGTTGCCACCACCAGTACCTGTAACTCCAAGTCCTTCATCTTGTGGAGGTGTTCCTTGAGCGCTTCCCATAGTAGGCGGTTGTTCACCAACGGCAGGAGCTTCTTCGCTAATTCCTTGTCCAACATTATTTTGCATTCCTATAATTTGTGCCATAATAGCTGCTTCCTCAGGATCATTGAGTATTTCATCGGGATCAAGATCCAAGCTATAGGCGAGTTCACTTATCAATTTAGACATCTTAACAAACGGAGCAATAGCAGGATTTTGTGCAGTTTGTAAGAAAGTAGTTAGTCTTTGACTTCGTACTTCTTTTTGCATTAAACTGTTTGTTCCCATCGCATTAATTTCTAAATCTCCCTCGATTCCCAACTTACCTTCCATGAATTGCATATTCCATTGGAAGTATGCTTCACCTAAAGGTTTTAGTAAGAAATCATCCAAGTTTTTCACAACTGTTTTTATATTTAAACTAGCTGCACCAAGTAACATTGACATACCTGAAGCGGTTCGTGTCATACTTTGTACACCTGTTTGACCATGTGAATAACTAGGTATTCCTGTTTGCTCATCTGCAAGCTGTCTAAACTTGTCAAACATCATCATATTTTCTGTTGCAGTATTTGGAAACTTCATTCCATGAACTGCCTGTCCTGGCATTCCTGCTTGTCTGCGGAATATCTTTCCTGGATATATTTCCATTGATTGTCCACCTACTAATGCAGACTCGTCTACATCAAAGACTAACGAACCTGCTAGTGCTAGATTATCTACTGCCATTCTAGCGTGTCCATTCATTACTTTCTGAGAATCATCCATGTTCTCTGCTACACCTATACCAAAGAAACTGTAAGGGTTTCGCTCATATGGAAACGAATGATAAGGTAATCTATGCGGAGTAAAAGGATTAATAACTGCTCTTAGTAATTTACCATTGCATATCCAAGCATTAATCTGTACTTCATCTAGATCATCTATCTCGTCAGAAACTTCTAATTGTGCTTCTCGTAAGTATTCAGCATCCATGATTCCCCAATATTCCAAGACTTCATACTTACCTGAACCATACTCAGCGTGTTTTTCATCTTCTTTTAATTGTGAATCGTAATACTTTTCTTCGTAGTTAGCACCCATCATAAGGCAATCACGAATAGCGTCTGCATCAAAGAAAGGTAATTTTCTTAAAGCTCTTAATTGGCTTTTGTTTAACTTATGTCTGTGAAAAGCATATTCACATTCTTCAATGTTTGTTGCTGCAGGATCAGGAAAGAAATCCCAAAGACTTACAAATTCAATTCTAGGAACTCTAACATCTACAGGAGCGTAAGTTCTTTCTCCATCTTCTGCTTCATCCCAACGACTTAAAGTTTTATTAAAATTAAAAGGTCCTTTAACAATTCCTGTTCCTAGTAACGCTGATTCTAGTAGTGCATTTCTTATTTCAGCAGAACCATTAGATTCTTCTATCTGATCATGGATTAACTTTTCCATTCTTCTTGCTGCAAGTTGTGCAGGTTTTACTTGTGGTCCTTGAGGTGTCGGAGCTGTTCCATCTTTTAAAACATCTACTGCTTCTTCTTCTATAAACTTATCAGGATTAAAAGTAGCGCCTGCTTTAAGAGTTTTACCATCTCCTTCAAAGCCAACATCAAAAGGATTTTCTATTTTAGAATCTTCTTCTGTTTCTGCTTCTTCAGGAGTTGTTTCGATTCCTGGAGTAGGATTTTTAATATCTAAATGTGCGTACTCTGAAGCGCCTTCAGGCACTTTTGTTTCTTTAACACCTATTGGAAAACTTCCTGTACCAAATATAACATCTATTAGTTGCCCATAGGCAGCAAGTACTTTTGTTTTAGTAATCTTTACAAAGATTTTAGATTTTTCAGATTCTCTAAATTTTATATTCTTATCGTATAGCCCTCTGAAATTACGATAGCCAGTTAACCATCTTCCTTCGTGAGGAAGCCTCGCTGTTTCTGCATCAGTAAATCTTTTTTGTATTGCACCTACTAAACCTGCTGCTTGTGATTCTTCTAATACTAGTTGCTTGGCTTGCTCGCCTTCAACATCTTCAAAGAAAAGCTCGTTAGCGTTGTCTAATAGTGTGTTCTTGTTGTCTGCCATATTTTAATATCCAAAATCAGGATCTACAGGTTTGTAAATTGATTCTTTTTTCATCTGTCTAATTCTCTCTAGTGGATCGCTTATGCGCGGTCTACTCATAATTAAATAACGCAAAGCATCATACGCATGGTCTGATGCATTTGTGTCAACATCTTCAGGTCTTGTTTTACTTAACGGAATACCTTGAAGTTCGCGTATCAGGTTAGGACAAGTGTTAAATATTTGTAATCGTGGTCTACCGCTTTGCTGTAACTTCAAGTACTCGTGTATTTGTATTTTTCCCTGTATTCTGTTTTTGTCTGCTCTTCTGAGCTTGTGTCCTAACTGCTGTAGTGTTTCACCAACAGTAGGACCAGTTGTTCCTGTTCTTGCCCAAGCTGATGTATCTAGTACTCCTTGAACAGAGAAAGGATCTTCTACTTCCATTTCTGTTATTATACGACCTAAATCAAGTCCTGTCAAGCCTTTTCTGTATAATTCTCTATAAATTATTAAAGTTCCGTCTTGTGCATCAAGGATTCCCCACAAACAACAACTCTCTGCAGCGTACCCATAATCAATTCCTTTTACTCTTTCCCAACTAATCGGAAGTTGAAAAGGTTCTATAATATGTTTATCAGGACTAAACTCAACAAACGCTGCTCCTTCAGCAACATCCCAATTACCCTCAAGAAGTTGTCTTCGTTGTATTGGTGGAAGTGCTTTAAGCATTTGCTCGTATCTTCCATCTTTAGCTAAATAAGGATTATCGTCTAATCGTGCAGGAATAAACTTGCGCGATAAACCATCGTGTCCTATAAAAGATTTATTATGCTCATGCGAATCTATGTATCTTTTCTTTACCCATTGTGCGCCAACTCCTCCAGGATTTGCTGTGCAACGAAGATAGGTTTCAATAGATGAATCTGTAGTTCTTAATCTTGAAGCTAAGTAGTTCCAAGCAAACTCTGTAGGAAGATGTGTTATTTCATCAAAACCTATCCAACTGTATGCTTGTCCTTGATAACGATATACATCTGCATCTCGTTCCAAGAAACCAAACTCTATCTTTGCTCCGCTTGGAAAGTTCCAAAGTTTTTCAACTTCTTTAAACTTTGAACCAGGAAATGCTTGTGGGTATAACTCACGAGATTTATCTATTAGTTCTCTTAGTTCAGGCATAGACCTTCTTAAAATAAGCGCTCTATGTGCTTTCTTATGTGCGAATCTTAATGGATCAACTAACATAGCATAGGATTTACCACCGCCTGCAGCTCCTCCGTACAGCACATCTTTTTCAGGTGCAGCTAAGAACTCTGTCTGTGGTCCATCGTTAGGATGAAAGACTACATTTTCAATTGGATTTTGTTTTAGTTCTTGTTGAACACTTGGTATTAGTTCTTCGAGGTCTGTGTCTAGCACAACTTGATTGTCTGTACTTTTGTCAAGTTTTTTAAGTACTTCTTTTTGTTTTTTTAAATTAGTAGTGTGTGAACTAATTTGATTTTTTAACTGAGCTATTCTTTTTTTCTTTTTACTAACAGCTCTCCTAGCATTCATCTTTGCTTTAGTGGATGAATGAAAACCATAATTACCTGTTGCTCCTTTAGGTCTTCCGCCTTTTTTACGAGGAGTTCCGTCTTTCTTTAACTTAAAAGTAACTCCATCTTCTTCAGTTAAGTAATTCTTAGGATGTAAATCCCAATCTTTCTTGTCTTGTTCCATATTTTTTATCTATGATTTTTTTAAGTCCTGGAGCGCTTATCCTTCTTCCTGTCTGATTTTCTAACCAATAACAACCATCTCTTAAAGAAAGCTGTTCTTCTACTACCATTTCTTCTACTGCTTGTAACGCTTCTAGTTCTTCTTCTACTGGTTGTAGATATTCTGAATCTGTAGACAGCTCATATCCAAAAGGAACAGTAGAACTAGTTCTTCTTTTTAATATCTTTGTTTTTTCTAATAAGCTTGTCATGATTTTCTTTTCGTTGTTCTTTTGCTTCTTCGTTTAATCTTTGTATTAGTTCTTGATTAACTCTAGTAATAGGATCACGCTGTACTGTTTTTGCTCCTTCCCATTCTTTCTTTCTAAAGATCTTTGTCATGGATGCATTAAAATTGAAGTTTTCTTCTTAGCCTTAGTCTTTTTCTTTTTAGCACGAACAGTTACTGTTTCTTCTTTTATACCTAGTATATTTTCTTTAAAACATTTAGTTAAGCCAATCTCTTTTGCATAGTATACCATCACGATACTCCTTTAATTATTACCATTTTACTTTATCTGCCCAATAAGCGGCTGACATCTTACCTTTTTTAATGTTCTTACCATGCCTAGCTTTAAAACTTTTACGCTTGGCTTTCATCCTAGCTGATTCACCTGCCTTAGGTGCGCCTGCTGTAGAAGCACCTTGTTCACCGAAACGAATCATTTTAATCTTGCTTCCTTCTTTTGCTAAGACTACGTGAGACTTAGTAGGATGATTTGGAGTTCTTTTGGGTTTGTTATATCCTGAGAATGTTTCTCCTCTATATGTTATACTCATTGTTTTAGTTCCTTTTTAATTTATTTCCATGTAAGTTTAATTCCTCTTCGTTGTAGTTCTTTTATGCATTTAGCTTTTCTTTTCGGTACAGCATTGGTAGAGTTAATGTAATCAAACAAGTCTTTCTTTGCCGTACCTTTTATATAATGATGTTTAATTGTTGTGGCTTTAGTGAACCTATCGTAGTTCTTTTCGCTTGGTTTAAATTTAGTAGGTGGCATTATCAGTCAAAACAAATACAAGGTCTTCTACCACATGAATCACAATACTCAATCTTACTTATCTTTCTTTCGTTTGTTTCTTGTTGTACTCTACGCATTGTAGGTTCTAGAGCATTACAGAATATAAAAGGAAAGATAGCGTGGACAGTCATACAACCTATGAGTCTTATGAACTTATAGATTATTTTAAAAGCATAAGCCATATGCTCAAAATAAGTCTCGTCAACTTCTTGTAGATGTTTCCAGTTCATCATATTTGTTCCTTAACCATCCTGTGTATGTATTGTAGTAGTCTTCAAAGGTTTCAAAAGGTATTTGTCCATGTTCTAATCTTTCATGACAATTGGAATCGTATAGTCTCATACAATAACTTAGGAACTCTTCGCTGTTTTGTTTTGTCATTGTTGCTCTATATCCGATTCAAAAGCACCACTATAGTCCATTTTACCTTCTTCTTCCCAATGAGCTATCGGTTCTAAATCATCTTGTAGTAGTTCTGATTCAGATTTATCCTGATCTTGTGT